GGGGGCGGGGGCGGGGGCGGGGGCGGGGGCGACTTGGTTGTCTTATACAACACCCCACCAACACCGCATAGGTTGGTACCAACATACTTGGTAAACTAACAGGCACGCACTGGTTGTACTATGGGAAACAACAGGCACGGTGGAGAGCTGATTTCTGGTGGTTGGAGGGCCACAGGAGGCCACAGGAGGGCACAGATTGGGCGATCTGGAGGGCACAGATTGGGCGATCTGGAGGCCAGGGAGCGTTACGGGTTACGGGTTACGGGCGGTCGCCGGTCGCCTCCTATATTTTTTTTACATAAAACTTTTTCCCCGAACTTACTACCCGTAACCCGTAACCCGTAACGCCTTAATACCCAAACCCCCTATTTACGGGGCTTTGACGCCCCTCCCAGCCGTTACGGGCGTTACGGGTTCAGTCGTCTAAATGCTCCGTAGCGGCAATTAACAGGGCATTCTGGGAGACTTTCAAAGCATTCAAGTCCTTTCCAGTCCCAACATACGTTACGGTGCCTTTGTCATTCTTAAAGCTCTCCCCATCGTCAGAATTCTGATACACTCTGTAGCTGCGTGATGGTCCACCGTCCCTCATTACCTTCCGACCAGACATCCACCCCCGCCGCTTGACAAGGCTGTTAAAGACAGTGACAACCTCCTTGTAGCGGTGAATGAACTCGGGGCCGATTACAAGTAGCTCATCACCGCTATCAATCCACCCTTCCATCAAGATCGCCGCAGCGCTTTGGCTCTTACTCATGCTACCCTCAATAAGCTCCCGAGCCGCGACTCCATTAACAACCTCAGCCATGGGACGATACCCCTCCAGATCAACACTCTCTACCCAAACGAGCATTGAGGCGAGCCACGCTTCACGATCCTCATGCCACGGCCCCAATACCTCCCGACCCAACCAGGCCTTCCAATCGTCAAGCTCGTCATCGACCAGCTCAGGGTAGCACACCCATACACGACGGTTCCCCTCCGACAGTCGAGCTGCTACTGCCATGTTCGAGTTGAGCATATAGCGGCGACAATTTACTACATCATACACCGCTCCATTCTTGATCTCGACCGTAACAACCTCTTGCGTCAGCAGGTTACGGAACCAACTTTCGCTCTTGGCGAACCGGAGGTCCATTTCATTCCAGAGCATCCAGGTCTTGCCTTGGAGGTGATCGTTAAACTGGCGGGTCAGGCGCTCCTCATCCACTTCCGCCCAGTGAGCCGAGCCGACGAGATAGCCAATCATCTCACCCAGCAATGACTTACCGATACCCATGTGTGGGGTAGAGATCAGCACCGCTTGGGACGTGCGCTCCCAAGGCCGACGCACGTAGTGAGCGAGCCACTGCCCGACCTGCTTTGGGAATTCCCCAGCCAACACGTCGACCAACCGCCCGAATGCCTTGACATACTCCTCACGAGCCAACGCCCGATCATGCTCTACGAACGGCACCCACGTATTGATCAACTTCTGATCCGCCAAGTAGCCTACGGGCAACCTGGGATCCATGACGAACTTCGTTGCCTCTGGCCGGTCTGGGCGCTCAAGAAACTGCTCGGCCACGCGTACCTTCTTGGGGGCGCGGTTGGCGTCATATTGCTCCATCTTGAACTTGTTCTGGTTGAGATCGCGGAACGCGCCGAAAGCATAGGACACCCCCGTACATGAGTCCCATACCACCGGCTTGGCCAACCCCACGATGACGTACTTATCGTACATATCAGCCAAGAGTTCGCACCCTGCAGGTGGGGTGGTAAGGCGATCAATCAGCGCAGCGGGGTCGCCCCCAAGTCTGAAGTAATCGTCCAACCCAACCTTGCCGTCGATGCCCTGGTCGCGAGCACAGATGCCCAACTGCGTACAGAGAACCTTGGCGCCGCGAAGCGTCAGCGCCTCAGCGAAGCGTGCCATCATAAGGGCAACCTGAGGCTTATACTCCCCTGGCTCCTGACCCTCATCATGATCGAAAGCGATTACAACAGTACGCCCCCGCCATACGATGCCATACTCATCGAGAATCCTATTCCACATTCCAACCCCTCCAATTGAGAGGATGGGAATATCAGTGATGTACTTCTGGGCGATTATGGACTTGATCTCTCCCTCGCAAACAACAAGGGTGTCCTTTGGATTGGCGAATACAGACTCCCAATCATGAAGCCCTTGGGGGAGGTAGGCTCCAAAATTATTTGAGCCTTTAAGCTGCCAATACCTCCCATCACCTGGTCTTGGGGCTAGCTTCCGATAGCGGAGCGCACCACTCAACTCCCCATTTGCCTTAAAATAGGGGAGGAGTACAGCAGGAAGTACAAACTCAGGTACATTGAGGATTTCTGAGGTTGCTACGAGCCGGATTTGATGAGCTTGTAAGTCTTCAGGGGTCAGTTCTTGCTTTGCGATGTATTGCTCAAACAACTTAATCGGGGGCAAGATGGTTTGGATGTTCGGTGAGGCCATGATCAAGTCCTCACCAAAGAATCGTACAACTTCATTGAAGTCTCAGAATTACAAACCTGAGTAAATACAACCACCCCACTAGAAAGGTACATAGTGATAAGGGGATTGCTACCTTCTCCCGTGTCCTCTAACTGCGCATATACAATGTGCGCTACATTAACATTTATACATGCCCCATCTTCGGTAAATGCAGTTACGAATTTCATATTCCACCTCGAATTGACTTTACTTCGCAATAAATCCAAGGTAGAATTATGACTCTGGTATGAGTCCTTCTCTTCTTGGACGCCTTGCCCCCCACTGAATTGACCATCGGTGGGGGGCTTTCTTTTGACACGAGCCTCTATTATACGCTGGCTCTCTTGACAATTAAACTATAAAGTATAGGCAAAAAAATACCCCCGCGAGTTGCGAGGGTGTTTATATTTTGCTAAGGTCAGTTAGGCAGCGACTTCTTCTTCCACCTTGGGCTTGCGGGCCTTCTTCGGCTTGGCGACCACCTCGCCGGTTTCCGGATCAACCACTTCTGCCTTCGGGGCACGCGGCTTGCGTTCCTTCTTGATCGGGTTGCCATCGGCATCCAGCTCGACCGGCTTGGTCTTGGGCGTCCACTCCTCGGTGGTGTACACGCCGCCGTCTTCCAGGATGGTCGGGACACGCATGGCGACTTTGCCAACCGTGACGTAGGTCAGGTTGCGCTTCTCGTTCTTGCGTGCCAGGCCGGTAACACCGTCGATGGTAACTTGGATGTCGTCGCCGACCTTGCGCATCACGTGCTCGACCAGACCAATACGCTTACCATCAGCGGACACCAGATTCAGCTTGCTCATTTCAATCTCCTTGTAGGTAGCCAGGACCACCCTAGCTATGACTCAAGTATAACCGATAACGATGAAAAGTAAAGTCATTTCCGAACTATTTTTCGTGTATTTCAGCATAGTTGTGCTAATAAGAAACAACGCGCGCGCGCGTATACGGGAGTGCCTAACCCGAAATTTAGTTACCCTTGGTCGTACTTTTCCGGTATAATAGGGGCTCCTTGGGGTAAGTCCCAAATCTACCAGGAGCAAACTGAATGAACCAGAAACTAGCCGCCCAAGCTGCCTATGAAGCGTTCTACGCTGCATGCAAGGCAATAGTGTCCTCCAAGCCAGGCAAGCTCCCTCGCTGGGTCATTACGGCAAAGCCGTACCTCAAAGCGATCAAAGACAATGACTACGGGTTGGAAGACCCGGTCATGTGCGTGCTCTACGCCCTCAACAATATGCAGGGCTGGAAGGGTGAGCAGGCCCGTCGCGTGAAAGCTCAACTTAACGAGGCGATCAAGTGAGTCACATCCTCTATTTCTGGGTAATAACCTGGACTGTCATAATCCTGATCTTCGTCGGTGCTTTCCTCATCGACGCCTTCAACGACCTATGTGCCCAACTAAAGGAGTTCTTCCATGAGTAATCCCCTGCCCCCTTCCCTTATCGAGCAAGCAATCTACATCGTGAAGGAGCTTGGTATCTCCCCCGACCAGCCGACCTCTCATGATTACGGGCGGATCGTATCCAATCTTGCATTAATGAAGATGAACGCTGTGCCGGATGAAAACTTCGACAAACACTGGGGGATGCTTATCGAGCATGTGATGTACCCCGATGACCGTGACTTCCCCCACAACCTGTTCCTGGCAGCCCAGAAAGATGTAGGGGCGTACCCCCTTCTTCTGAAGGCTATCGACGACATCTACCAGAAATATGGAGAATAACATGACCCTACAGGAACGCATTGACGAAGTGTTCGACCTCCGCCAAGCACGCCTGACCATCCAGAAGAAGGTGGACATGATGAAGACCAAAGAGGATGGTCTCGTGGCTGCTCTTGCCACCGAAATGGAAGAGCTGGAGCTGCAAGAAGTCCACGGCGAGTATGGGAAGCTGAAGCTGGGGATGATCGAGAGTGCAGAGGTCATCAGCTACCCCGATCTGTATGCGTATATCAAAGAAACTGGATCGTTCGACCTCCTCCAACGCCGCGTGTCCCTTACCGGGGTGCGTGAGCGCTGGCAGGAGGGCAATGAGGTTCCTGGCGTGGCCCGCGTCCTGGAAACCAAGGCAACCCTGGGCAAATCCTAACTGACGGAGCACTAAGCATGACAACTGAAATCGCAACCCCCATCGACTTCAAGGCCCTGATGGAAGCCGCTGCCAAGAAGGCAGTCGAAGCAACCAAGACTGACGCGAAGCTGATCTCGTTCAAGTCTGGCGTCCTCTCGCTCAACGACCAACCGGCCCCTGGCAATAAGGTCAGTGTGATCATCCTCGGCTTCGCCCACGAGAACCAGTGGTTCCCCAACCCGTATGACCCCAAGAAGATCGTGTCGGCCGACTGCTGGGCCGTTGGCTACGACGAGGCCACCATGGCTCCCATCCCTGGGAAGGTGACCCAACTGTTCCACGAGGGTGGCTGTGCTACCTGTCCGAACAACGAGTGGGAGTCCGACCCGAAGGGCGGCAAGGGCAAGGCGTGTAAGAACACGATGCGCCTCGGCATGGTTATCATGCCCAACGACCCTTCCGAGCTGGCCACCGCTGACTTCCTGTTCGCCCGTATTCCCGTCACTTCTGGGAAGAATTGGAACAAGTACGTCCAGCAGATCGGCAACGTTGTGAAGCGTCCCCCGTTCGGCGTCGTCACCGAAATGTCCGCGGTACCTGACAAGGTGTCTCAGTTCAAGGTGAACTTCAAGTTCTCCGGCCTGTTGGACGAGCAGCATCTGGAGCAGGTTATGCCTCTCGTTGAGCGGATGCAGACCGAGCTTCTGTTCGATAACGGGGTTAATACCCCCGAGGAAGAAGCCCCCGCCAAGGCCCCTGCGAAGGGTAAGGGTAAGTTCTAGCAACGCGGGTAAGGGGTAGGGTTCGCCCGCCCCCTTTTCAAGCAATCCTACGAGTACGTATAGGCAGAATATGAGCTTACCTATTAAAGTTGATTGGGCTGTAACTGATGTACCCTTCCAAAAGGGGCAGGAAGCCTACATTGAGTTTGGGAAAGGGTGCGCCCTTCTTAATTCTCAAGGCGTGACGCAGCAGGCGATAGCTGATAGATATGAGATGGGGCTGTCTGAAGTAAAGAGAGCTTGCGTAGTTGGAGAGGACAACAGACTTGAGGTTCGTAATACGAACTTTTTACCTAAATCCACCTACAGCCTGTACCTGATGACCACCCTGGACGATGAGGACTTCGAGTATGTAGTTGAAGAGTTCGGGGAAAAGACCCGCCAAATTGATATTGCCGCAGTAAAGGCGGGGTTCAACACCGTTGAAGAATGGGAGTTCGATAAAGCGTGGCGCGCTGCAATTGAAGAAAACGAACTTCGTGATAGGCTTCGTCTGATCAAAGATTGGGCTGCTGCATTAATAGAGGACAAAGAACGGTTCCCTGATATTAAACCAGAACCTGAACAGAAACAACCAAAACTTATTCCGATGGGGGCCGACCCCATTGCCTATCTTGTTGAGCTTTTTAAGGAAACCATTGAAAGTAATGATCCAATTGTAATTAAGGCAGTAAAGCAGATGTTCTCAACGTTGTACTACCCTGATACGGGCAAGTTCCGCAGGGATACAGAAATAATGTCGAAGGTAAATCAAGCACTAACCTCACTTGAAGGAGCACGTAAATGAAAACCAATGTTCGTAAGCTAGTAAACAAGTTTCTCCAAGATAATCCTGGAGAGTCGTTTTCTGTAGAGAAAATATCAATTGCTGTAGACCGTAGCATTTCACAAGTTATGAAGGTGCTTCGGTATGACGTGGATACTATTGCACCCCAATTTAATATGGATCCTGCCAAACATAAAGTTGAGGATCGCAGATATGGCTACGTTGAACCAGAGCTTGTATCTAAGGTTCGGGAGCAAGAGGCTCTTTTGCTTGAGATAGAGACTCAACAACTTAAAGACATAGAGGCAGATACCAAGCGCCGTGAAATCCAAGAGCGCATGCGCCGCTATCTTCTGAAGACCGGACAAAAAAGGCTGACCTAAGTGATCACCTTTGACTTCGAGACTGCGGCCATTGAGCCGTACCCAAACTACCCACCCGAGCCGGTGGGTGTTGCCATTCAGCTCGATGACCATCCGGCGTGCTACCTCGCGTGGGGGCATCCTACAGGGAACAACTGTACGAAGGAGGCTGCAGAGTATTTTCTCAAGTGGATGTGGAATTCGGGGCATGAGCTTCTTTGTCAGAATGCCCGATTCGACATGGCGGTTCTGATGAAGTGGTTCCCCGAGGTCACCGCCGACTGGGGATCGTGGGATCGCATCCACGATACGATGTATCTCCTGTTCCTCAACGACCCCCTGTCACCCCTCGGCCTCAAGCCAAGCGCTGACCGGCTGCTCGATCTGCCCCCTGACGAGCAAACCGCGGTGAGGGATTGGCTCGTGGCCAATGGAGTAGTTCCCTCCAACACGAAGAAGTGGGGTGCACACATAGCGGATGCCCCAGGCGATCTGGTCGGCACCTATGCGGGCGGTGATACCCTCCGCACCAAACTACTCTATGACCTCCTTGCCCCCAAGATAGCTGAGCAGGGGATGTTGGAAGCCTATGACCGTGAGCGGCAGCTGGCCCCCATCCTTACCCAGAGTGAGTTGGAAGGCATCCACGTCGATATGTCCAGGCTGGAGAAAGACATCGTCATCTACGAGGAGGCATTCGCTGAGGTCGAGCACCGTATCCTGGTAATCCTGGAGCAGGAGGACAACCCCGACTTCAAGATCAGCTCTGGTGTCCAGCTAGCCATGGCGGCGAAGGCTGTTAACATGACCGTCGATGACGACGACTGGCCTAAAACGCCAACAGGCAAGCTGTCGACCGCACGTGGTGTACTTGAGAAAGTCATCACCGACCCTGAGCTGTTCCACCTTCTTGCCTACCGTGGGGCGCTGTCGACCTTGCTCGGCACATTTATGAAGCCATGGTATGAGAAAGGCCTGCTAACCGGCGGTATTCTCCATCCACGGTGGAACCAAGTTAAGGGTGACCAGAATGGGGCGCTCACGGGTCGCCTCTCATCATCTGATCCGAACTTCCAGAACATCCCTACTGAATTCAAGATCAAAGCCCCCGAGGAGTTGCCCGAGCTACCCCATATGCGGGTGTATGTTCTCCCCGACCCAGGCGAAGTGTTCGTGTCAGCTGACTTCCACTCCCAGGAAATCCGCATGCTTGGTCACTTCGCGGAGGGAGCGATCAAGTACATCTACGACAACGACCCATATGCGGACATCCACCAGGTAGCAGCTGACATTATCTCGGACAATACGGGGCTGACCCTAAGTCGTAAGCATACCAAGGTCGTGGCCTTCTCCATCCTGTACGGGGCGGGGGTCAAGACGATGGCCGAGCGGATGGGGGTGTCCACCTCCGAGGCTGCTAAGATTCGGTCGTCATATATGCGCACCCTTACGGGCGTCCAGGAGTTCATGGATCAAGTTGAGTTTCGCGCCTCCCAGAAGGAACCAGTGCGCTCATGGGGCGGTCGCCTGCTCTATGCTCCCCCACCCGAGCTTGGGCGGAACGGCCGCATCTGGAACAAGGACTACGTGCTTCTCAACTACCTGATCCAGGGAAGCTCTGCGGATCAGACGAAGCAAGCGATCATCGAGTACCACAATACCAAGAAGCATGGCCGGTTCTTGGCGACGGTACATGACGAAATCTGTATCAGCGTTCCGAAGAAGCATCTCAAGTCCGAGGTCGCCATTCTGAAGGCTGCAATGGAGAAGGGGGAGTTTGATATCCCTATGCGCGCAACGGTCGAATATGGCCCCAACTGGTACGAAATGGAAGAACTATGACTGATATCCCACGCACAAGCTACTCAGCCCTCACAAAGTTTGAGGACTGCCCCCTGAAGTACAAGCTCTCCTACATTGACAAGATCAACTACGCAGCCGGCCCTGCCGCGGCAAAAGGTACGCGCCTCCACTTGGCCTGTGAGCGCTTTTTGAAGGGGGAGATTCCCGCCACGGCGCTGTCAGTGGACTTCATGCGTATCCGTCCACTCCTGGAAGAGGTAAAAGAGAAGGGTGCCAAGGCTGAGGAAATCTGGCTCATCCGCGATGACACCTGGGAGTTCCAAGACGAGGAGACACCCGACACGACCTTCAAGGCTATCGTGGATATTCACTGGATCGAGGATAACATTTTGCACATACGCGATCTCAAGACGGGTCGGCCTGGAAACTCCCACTATGACCAGCTGGAGGCGTATGCCGTCCTGGGGCTGATGCGCTACCCCGAGGTGGTGGAGGCTGTAGTGGCCCCCATCTACTTGGAGGGGGAGGGTGCCCATACCAGCTATCCCCGCGCCTTGGAGCCACTCCTCCAACAAGTATGGAAGGGTCGGTGGGACAAGCTGTACGAGGCAAAAGAGTTCCCCGCCACGCCGTCCAATGAGGCCTGTAAGTGGTGTTCCTACAAGAAGTCCAAAGGTGGCGAGTGTGAGTGGGACTTCTGACCTAGAAAGTCGCATCGAGACGAAGGCAACTGCCCACGCCCTCAAGCTGGGCATGTTGTCCTTGAAGCTAAACGTCAAGGGGCAGATCGGCTGGCCGGATCGGCTGTATTGTTACAAGGGTGAGGCCATCTTTGTAGAGTACAAAGCTGCGAAGGAGAAGCCCCGAGCGATGCAGCTACATATCCATGAGCAACTGCGGAAGCAGCATATTCGCATCTTCGTCGTGGACAACTTGATCGATGCTTGCTATATCCTGGATAAATTCAAGGAGGAACGTGATGCGCTATACGCCGCACAAGTACCAACTCGAGGCAATTGAGTTCCTGCTAGGCAACCGCTATGCCGGGCTGTTCCTCGACATGGGGTTGGGGAAGACCTCAATCAGCCTGTTCGCGATAAAACAGCTGGCCGAGGCTGGGTTTATCAAGAAGGTGCTTCTCATCGCCCCCATCCGTGCCCTCTACACTGTGTGGCCCAATGAGATTAGCAAGTGGGATGACTTTGAGGGATTGACCTACCACAACCTACATGAGAGCAGACTAGCCCCGTCATCAGTCAAGGGGGCACTCATCCACGCTACCAACCCCGAGTCGGCACTTCCATGGTTGAAGCGTGGTGCGTTCTTCGGCGGTGATTATGACCTCCTGCTAATTGATGAGTCGGCGGAGTGGAAAAATCCAGCCTCTCAACGGTTCAAGGCGTTGAAGAAAGGTCTCGGCGCATTTCAGTATAGGTGGATCCTGACTGGTACACCCTCCCCCAACGGGCTTGAGGACATCTGGAGTCAGATCTACATCCTTGACCAGGGCAAATCCCTTGGGCACTATATAACGCACTTCCGCAACGAGTTCTGCGTGCCAGATCGGTCGGGCTACAGTTATGAGGTCATCCCCCACTACAAGGACATCCTGTTCCGCCGGATCGCCCCATTGGTAATGCGAATGTCGGCGCGAGACAATATCGACATGCCCGACCTTATCATCAACCCCATAAGTGTTATCCTTCCACCTCCAGCCTTCAAGATATACAAGGCAATGGAGAAAGAGTTTCTGGCCATTCTGGGAAGTGGTGAGAAGGTCGCCTCTCCAAACGCGGCCGTGGCCGGGGGAAGGTGTCGTCAAATATCGAATGGAGGGTTGTACACCGAGGACGGGGTGGAGCATATCCACTATGAAAAGATCAACGCCCTGAAGGGTATTGTGGAAGACCTCAATGGCACCCCGCTTCTTATCTTCTACGAGTTTAACCACGATGAGGAGCGTATACAAACGGCGCTAGGAGGCGTCCCCAACCTAACCCGGACTAAGACCCCCGACGAGCTTATCAAGCGATTTAACGAGGGTACAATCCCAGTATTGATTGGTCACCCTAAGACAGTTGGGGTCGGCCTTAACCTCCAGGGCGCTTGCTCGAACATCCTCTGGATGTGTCCGCCATGGGATCTGTACCTACACGACCAGGCCAACGCTCGGGTATATCGCCAAGGACAGAAGAACGCTCGGGTGGTAATCCACTACCTCATCGGCGAAAAGACCATAGACACGAAAGTCCTGAAGGTGCTAGCTGAGAAGGGGCGGGAGCAAGAGGATCTGTTCAAGGCTATTGAGGATTACAAGAAAAATATCCCCCTTGATTCTAGTTTTCCGATATAGTAAGGATTCGACTAACAAAGGAGTAGTGAAATGACCACTAAGGTAAATCGCCTAGATTCCCAAAGCCGCACCAAACTAACTTTAATGTTTGTAGAACTAAAAGACGAGGTTAGTAATAAGACCTTCGCTGAATTACAGACAATGGCTGAAAAGTTACTAGCCCCAAAAGTAGTATCTGAGTACACAACCAAAGAAGTCCTAAAGGATATGGGGCTTTTATACAAACAACAACGAACTAAGGAATTACCTGTGCGTAAAGAGCTTACAAGAGATACTGTAAGAGCAATTTGTGACTATCTTTGTAAGTGCGAAGATATCATCGGAGTGCCGCCTCCTGTAGGTGGACTTATAAAAACCTTTAACAACAGAAGGGGGGTGTAGAGTGATCGTTAAAATTCACGGAACCAGTGGCTCCGGTAAGACCACTATCGTGCGTAACATCTTCGACGGGGCAGATCAGATCCTCCCCATCGGGCCGGTGAAGCGCCCCGAAGCATACAAGGTTCTCCACCCCTATCTCAAGCGTCCCCTGTACATCTTGGGGCCGTATGAGAACAAGTGCGGAGGGATGGACGGGGTGACCTCTGTCGACCGCCAGATCGAGTTGATTGAACGGTACGCCGAGGAAGGACATGTGCTCTATGAGGGGCTTCTGCTATCAACCTACTACGGGCGCTTGGGTGCCATTACGGAGAAGTGGGGCAACCCCCATATCTTCGCCTTTCTCAATACACCCATCGAGGTTTGTATTGAGCGGGTTATCCAGCGCCGCAAGGAGCGCGGTGTCCTCACCCCTCTCAACGAACGTAACACCCGCGCACGCGTCAAGCCTATAAGGGTGCTGATGTACAAGTTGGAGCGCCAGGGCCGGAACGTGGTTGAAATTCCATATGACGACAACCCTTCTGAGTTCGTGCTGTCCTTGTTCGAGGGGGGGCGTGATGCTTGACGACCTCAAATTCTGGATCACGGAACGTGAGGCCATCCGTGTAAAGAAAGAAGCAGGGCTGCCGCGGCCATGGACGAAAGATCCCATTCTCGCCACCTACCGCTTCTGCAACGTGCATCGGGAAGATGACAAGGTCACTAAGTTCATCAAAGAGCACTTCCGCGACCCCAACGATGGGCATCCGGCGATGATCCTCAATATGGCTATGTGCCGGTTAATCAACTGGATCCCCACGTTGGAGGCCATTGGCTTTATTGACAATTGGAAGCAAGAGCGCCCGATATTCACCGCTACGATGCGGCACCTCACTGAGAAACCGGGCAAGGTTTGGACGGGAGCGTACATGATTACTGCCGAGGCCGATGGCTCTCCGAAGTATGAGTCAGTTGCACGGACGCTTGATTGGATTGCGGAGGATGCATGGGGCACCGATACTTGCCTCCAAACCTGGGAGGATCTGAAAGGTGCTCCCCGCGTTGGCAGCTTTATCGCTGCCCAGATCGTGGCCGACCTGAAGCATACGCATATGCTACGGGATGCGGCTGATCACGACACCTTCTGCGCCCCAGGGCCTGGATCGGTGCGGGGGTTGAATCTCCTCCGTGGCCTCCCTCAGGGAACCAAGTGGGGCCAACCGGAGTTCCAAGCTGAGGTCAATCGGCTACGGTTGGAGGTGTCAGATGTGATCGATGTGGACGCCCAGGATATGCAGAACTGCCTGTGCGAATTTTCTAAATGGAAGCGTGGCTGCGCAAGGAGCAAGTACTAATGGAACTTACAACCAAAAACGTGAACACCGGCCTTAACGACATGCTGTGGAGGATGCGTACCTCTGGCCACAAGCAAGCCTCGCGGGGCGGTGACGTCCTTCGCATCATGGAGCCGGTATTGGTCACCTACAGTAATCCCAAAGAACGGGTGCTGTTCAATGCGGAGCGGGATGCAAACCCGTACTTCCACCTCATGGAGAGCCTCTGGATGCTCGCAGGCCGGAACGATGTGAAGTGGGTCGCTGCATTCAATAAGCGGATGCGCGAGTTCAGCGACGACGAACACCACTTCCATGGGGCATATGGCCACCGCTGGCGCCGCCACTTCAAGACGGATCAGTTGATGGATCTCATCCACCTACTCGAACATGAGCCCAATACCCGGCGTGCCGTATTGGCCATGTGGGATCCCAGGTCTGACCTCGATTCCGAGTCGAACGACCTACCGTGCAACACCCATATCTACTTCGACATCGTGGATGAGGGGTTGAATATGGCGGTGTGTAATCGCTCCAACGACATCATTTGGGGCATGTTCGGTGCCAACGCTGTGCATATGTCCTTCCTCCAGGAGGTCATGGCCAGTATGCTCAACCTGCGGGTCGGGCTGTACCGTCAGTTCTCCAATAACGCCCACCTGTACCTCGACATCGGCCAGGGGAAGGATCTGTTGACACACCTCCATACGGAGGCAGATGACCCCTACTTATTTGAGGGCGTTAGCACCTACCCCATAGTGGCCGACCCCAAGACCTGGTTCGATGACCTCGAAAACTTCATGGAGGAGGGTGACTACACCGAGATCAAAAATCCCTTCTTCCATGAGATTGCCATCCCTATGTGGAACTCGTGGTTCGCACGGAAGGAGGGGCGGGACAACGGCATGAAGGATCTGCTCCAAATGCCCGACTGCGACTGGAAACGGGCGTGTCTTGAGTGGATCTTTCGGAGGGCCAAATAATGGGCTCCATAACTAGCAAGTTGCGCGACCTGGAGGAGGTCATTGCGACCTACCCCACCCTGAGCACCATTAAACGCTATCGTGACGGCAATCGGGTAAAGCGGTATCACACCGTGGACACCGTGGTAGGAGAAACTGTGGGACATCATTCCGCCAATATGGCCATCCTCTGTGTGCTGCTATCTGAGGAGAAGCCCAGCGCTGCCCTACTCATGGCTGCACTTACTCACGACATGGCCGAGCAGTTCACCGGCGACATTCCGACCACGGCCAAGTGGGAGAGTAAGGAGTTGAAGGAGGCACTGGCTTCCATGGAGGCACGCTTCGACCGCTACTGGTTCAATTCCACCCCCCTCGCGCCGCGTGAGCTCAAAGTATTGAAGCAAGCCGATATTCTAGACCTCTGCTTCAAGGCGGTGGAGGAGATCAATATGGGCAACAACCAGTTCCGCCCCATCCTGGCTCGGGGGCTGGACTACCTCCGTACAAATGAGCCGCTTCCCGCAACTGTACAACTTATGAAGGAGATTCACCATGCGTGCAAATAACACCCAAGTCGGCGGCGGTCACTATAAGACCCCCATTCAGCACTGGGACTACGTAGTGGCCAACGACCTGGACTACTTCCAAGGTCAGATAACCAAGTACGTCAGCCGGTGGAAGAAGAAAAACGGCATCCAAGATCTGGAGAAGGCTAAGCACTTCCTGGAGAAGTACATCGAGGTTGTCAAGGCCCAGGCTGATATGGCCGAGGAGGAGCGTTTCCAGGCCGAAATCGGGGTTTCCCGCCGCCGTGAAGGGGCTGCGTAGCTATCTGTGCACTCGCTAGGGCGCTATACCGGAAGGGGGCTATACTACCCCCTTCCCCCCTCCGAAATAATCGACTGTAGAGCTTCGCATAGTCAGTAAATGAGGTCGTTTTATGGGTGAATTCGTTGTATATTGCCATATTAGGCTCGATACGTCTACAATCTTCTATGTTGGGATGGGACTACCCGACCGCCCGTACTCAACTGGGGGGCGGAACAAGTATTGGAGAAAGGTTATAGCTGAAACAGCATACACCGTTGCAATCCTCCATAGGGCACAATCCGCACGTGAGGCGCGTGAGGTTGAGAAGCACTACATTGCTTTATTCGCCCCCACCCTTACAAATGTAGTTGATGCAGAAACCTACGGAAAGACTGAGCGTAAGAGGGCATCAACTCAACTTAAACAACTTCGCAAAGAACTTGCAAGAAAAAGGAAAGAGCTTGAGACTGAAAAGTTGAGAGCTGAACAAGAGAGGCATGCTAGGCGGCGGGAGAAGCATAGACCAACAACGTATCGTGACTTTATGAAGCCTCGCTAATGTATTTACTTACCCCTAGTACTAGGGTATATTTAAGCCTCGATGTACCACTAAGGAGATTGAAATGACTGGTGAACAAATTACTGCCCTCAGGTGGGGCCTGGGGAAATCCCAACATAGCTTTTGGTGTAGGCTGGGAGTAAGCCAAGCTTGCGGATCACGCTACGAGGCAGGGCGGGACATGCCCCTCCCCGTTGAGATCCTCTTGAGTCTTGTGTACGCCCCCACCTCCGTGGAAGCCCATGACCGTCTGACGGAGATTCGCCGTGGTTGATTCCTATCGCATCATGAAAGTTACCGAGACAGGTGAGGAATTCTGTATTGAGGATGGGCTCTCCATGGAGGAGGCTGAAGATTGGATACGTGATAACGGCAACCTCTATCCCGAGTGCGGCTTCCGGCTTGAGAAGGTGATCGATGATCCGTACTACTCCGATGAGCCTGACGAATTGGACTTTGAATGAACTTCGCACAAATGCTAGCTATGGACGTCAAGCCTCTGTCGGATACCCGCAGCACCGGCCCTGAGCGAGAGAAGTGGAAGCGCGATACCAAGGCGGCCAACGCAGCTTTACACTCAAAGACCGCCAAGAAGTATTGCGAAGCCATCGGCAAGGAGTGGGTAAGTACGGCAGATACGGCAATTCGCCTCGACATGGAAAGAGCCTCTATTATAAAGCAATTGAACAAGTACGCAACGCTGGGCATCCTTGAGCGCCGGCCTCTTGGCGGCAAACCTTACAGCCATCGCACTGGGTGGGAATGGAGAGTGAAATGAAACATGAAGACGAAGACTACGAGTACGAACAGTACCACCAAAAGCTGATCGACAGCGACCAGTGGCACAAGCCCACGATCATCGGCAGCGGGTTGAAGGACGCCGACAAGATTCAGCGGTTCGCCCACCATGACCACCGCCCTGACCTCAACTTCGACCATGAAATTGAGAAGCCGGATTACCTGATGGGGTTGTACCTGACCCTGATCGCGCTGGCTACGCTCGTGTGGTTCTGGATTCTTGGGGAGTGGTTATCGTGAGCAAAGACAGCATGATCGAATCACTGCGCCAGCAGTGCAATGCACAACTCGCTGAACTTGAGGCAATTAGTGCCGCCCTCGGAACTAACGAGGGGCACAGTTCGGTAACGCATATCCTAGACCTGCGCCAGCAACTCGCCGCTGCCCTCAATAAACTGGAAATGGCAGAGACGTGTCTAGCTGACGACAACGCACTGATAGCAGGGCTAAAAAATGATCTAGCCGCTGCCATTGCCGCATGCAAGCTAAAGGATGCTGCCATCAAAGACTTGCTTGAATTTGCAACGTACTCAACTTGTGGCAAAGCTCACGCAGTTGAAGCAGCAAAAGAAGCCCTCACTATCCAACCCGACGACTCTACGCTCAAAGCATGGGTTAGCAAAAGAATTGCTTCTACTTTCAGGAAAAAGAAATGACAATGACGAAATTCGAGCCAGTTGCCTTTGTTCAGTCCGATCCAGACGGTCATCTGCACTTAGCAGAGATTACGAAAACAGAAGCCTGTCAGAACCTCGACCAATGGGATAGGCAGGTTGGCTGGAAAGCCGTTCCTCTCCACACCGCCGACCAACTAACCGAAGCCTAC